AACATACAAATTACGTGATGTAACTCTAGTACCGGTTAAATCTAATGAACACGAAAACGATACTGGTGCTGAAATACACTTTGAAACTATAGATGAGATTGTAGTGTCACAGTTAGCATCATTAGATAGTAACGGCAGTTTTGACAAGAACGTGCTTATTGAAATCTATAATAACTTATGAAGAAAATACTAATAACTGGAAGTCGCAAGTATGGCTTATGTGAGGCTATTTGTAATCTATTCGATACAATACCTGATATAGAATACGAAACTGCAAGTAGAAGTAATGGTTATCATTTAGATACAAATGATGGACAGAAAAAATTGGCAGAGAAATACATTGAAGGTGACTTTGATGTTTTTATTAATAATTCTGCAATATGGAAGTTTCAACAAGTTATAGTTGTCGAAGCAGTATATAATGCTATGGAAGAAGCAAACAGAGATGGACACATTATAAACATTGGTTCAACTGCTGATACTGGAGTTAAAGGCAGAACTTGGAGATATCCAACAGAAAAGAAAGCACTCAAGGCTTACAATAGAGACTTAACTTATAAAGCAATGGGTGGCAGTAATATCAAAACAACACTAATTTCACCAGGAAGTTTAACAACAACAAGTGTAATGAAGAAACATCCTGATAGAAAACTGATTGATGTCGAATATATAGCAGAGTTAGTCGTATGGACAATCAATCAACCAGAGTACATTAATGTCAACGAGTTATCGATTGACCCTATACAATCAGGAACTTACGCAAGAGAGGTATAAGTTTGTTAACAATTAAGAATATAACAATAAGAAATTTTATGAGTGTGGGTAATGTCACACAGGCTGTTAATCTAAACCAAGATGAACTGACTTTAGTTTTGGGCAACAATGTAGATTTAGGCGGAGATGGTTCTCGTAACGGAACTGGTAAGACCACTTTAATCAATGCACTATCATATGGACTATATGGTAAAGCACTTACAAACATTAAGCAGAACAACCTAATCAACAAGACTAACGGCAAAGGCATGATGGTCACAGTTGATTTCACATACAACGGAAATGATTATCGTATTGAACGTGGTCGTTCACCGAATGTATTTCATTTCTTAAGAGATGGCATGGAACTTGGCGACAACGATATCGAAAACGCAGGTCAAGGTGAAATGCGAATGACACAAGTAGAAGTAGAAAATGTTATCGGTCTTTCTCATTCAATGTTCAAACATATCGTTGCATTGAACACTTATACAGAACCATTCTTGTCTCTAAAAGCAGGAGAACAACGAGAGTTGATTGAAGAACTGCTAGGTATCACTGAACTATCTCGTAAAGCCGAGAAACTTAAAGAGATTTCAAAGAATACAAAAGAGCAAGTTAAAGAAGAAGAATACTCTCTTAAGGGCAAAGAAGACACAAATGCTCGTATTCTAAAAAGTATTAAAGACATTGAACGAAGACAGAAAGTTTGGAGTAATAAACAACAAACAGACTTAGAAGCATTAGAGACTGCACTTGATTCATTATCTCATGTAGATATTAAGAATGAACTGGAACAACACGCATTACTAGTAACATACAATGAAAACTTAACTGCAAAGAATCAAGCAACATCTTGGATTAATAGTATTGAGGCAGACACCACAAAACAGTCTAAACTTATTGAACGCTTAGATGGTGAAATAAAACTCATCGAAGAACATAAATGTCATTCCTGTGGTCAGGATATCCATGATACAAAACAAGAAGAAATTCTTTCAAGTAAGACTGCACTAAAGAATGAAGCAGTAGAACAAATTACAACAAACGAAGCATCACTAAAGGAACATAACACTTTAGTTGAGAGCATAGGCAGTATTGGTGAAAAGCCTGTTACATTTTACTCTACCTTATCCGATGCATATGAGCATCAAAATTCTGTGGAAAAATTGGCAGAACAGATTGAATTAAATAAGAATACTGAAGACCCATATGCTGACCAGATTGCAGATATGCGTGATAGTGCATTAGAAGATGTAGATTATAGTCATATGAATTCTTTAGTTTCTTTGCTTGAACACCAAGACTTCTTATTGAAACTATTAACTAATAAAGATAGTTTTATTCGTAAAAAGATTATTGACCAGAACTTAAGTTACTTAAATTCTAGGTTAGCGTACTACTTAGATAAGTTAGGATTACCACATGATGTTGTATTCCAGAGTGATTTAACAGTAGAAATTACTGAATTAGGTCGTGATTTAGACTTTGATAACCTAAGTAGGGGCGAAAGAAATCGACTTATTTTAGGTTTAAGTTGGAGTTTCCGTGACATATTCGAGTCATTGTACAGCACAATTAACGTGTTATTTGTTGATGAATTGATAGATAGCGGAATGGACACGAACGGTGTCGAATCATCACTTGCTATTCTTAAGAAGATGGCAAGAGATGGAAATAGAAGTGTGTATTTAATTTCACACAAAGACGAATTACAAGGACGAGTAGAAAGCGTCCTTAATGTAATAAAAGAAAATGGCTTTACAAGTTTTTCACATGAAGAAGAAAGCGCCATATATAAAACATAGGAGTAACATATGAGTACTAATGCAGAAATACAAAGATTAATGGAAGAATACTTAGCAGAGAATGCCAAGTTTGAAGAAAAGGGTGTGAAAGCATCTGCGGCTCGTGCCAGAAAAGCACTAGGTGATATTGGTAAACTTACGAAAGTTCGTAGAGCAGAAATCCAAGACAAAAAGAACAATATGTAATTGATTGTATGGAAGAATATATTCCAAAATTCTTAGATATGATGTACGACAGCGAGATTGCCAAACATCTCACTATCGAAGAAGTGCGGGATGCATTCCATACAAATCAAATTCAAAGCAAAAAACAAGCAAGCCTTGCCTTTGATGCTATAAGTGATAATACGAATAAAGTATTATACATTGGCTCATGGCTAGGCTTTCTTACTCGGGTACTGATTGAAAAATATCCTAACATAAGTTTCGAAGAAGTCGATATGGACACAAGATGTAAAGAGATAAGTGGTCGTTTCAACTACACATTTAAAAATTATCTAGGACATCAAAGCATGAATATAGATGATTTTGGACGTGAACAAGAGTTTGATACAATTATTAATCTTAGTTGCGAACATATGACTACTGATTGGTATGATAGAATAAAATCAGGAACTAAACTTGTCATACAAAGTAATGATTTAGTAATTGAAGACCATATAAACAATTGTAAGACATTGGATGATTTTAAAAAGAAGTATCCGCTTAAAAAAATAGAATATAGTAACACACTAGAACTCAATGTTTTCAACAGATTTACACTATCTGGCATAAAATAAAAAAAAAACTTAAAAAACGCTTGACATGGTGTTTCAGTTATGTTACTATTATATATATCAACGAGTGTCTATGTCTCCTCTAAACCTCTCTCATCGACATAGAAGGCTTGTTGTTTACTCTCTACGGAGAGCAGGCGATGGGTTAGACCTTAACGTACCATCCTAAAAAAAGCACAAAAAGGTCCAAAGAATTAAATTTATAATTCTATTGGGTTGTAAGACGGGAAGCCCGGTATCAGCAATGATGCTGGGTTTTTCTTTACCTAAATACTTATATCATATGAGGGAGAATCGCAGTGTCACCGAAAACAATCGAAAGTGTAAAATGGCTCGCTACGTTTATGTTTGTTTGTGCGGGAACACTAATATCTATTAATATTCCTGAATCAAAATACGCATTTCCGTTGTTTGCAACAGGACATATTATAGCAATCTATGTGTTTGTGGCATTGAGAGATAAACCACTAATTGTACAAAATATATTTTTCTTATGTATTGATGTGATAGGAATCTATCAGTGGCTAATAGCGCCTACACTTTCTTCTTAACGCTGTTTAGATATTCAGTAAGAATCTTAGAACTTCCCACTCGTACATTGATAATACCATTATAGTACTCATCTGTCTCAAGCACTCTACGGTCAAATTGTTCTTTGGCTTCTACGTAACTTAGTGCGCCTCGACTCGGGCAATAGTGTAGAATTTCACGTGAAAATTTATCGGGGCCTAATTTTTTTACATCCGCATTCAAATGGTCAGACGAACCCCAATAGGTTCTCCAATCACTTTCTTTATAACCACGCCTTTTATTCTTACGTCCCTTAAGAGGAGGTTTAGTGGTCTTAAATCTTGCTAACTTCTTACCTATGTATTTTCGGTCATTTGTAAGATTCGTAATAAGATATACAAATCCCTCAACACCATCAGGTAATTCAATTACAACTTCATTGTTATATGTCCATTCACTCATGGTAATAATTATTCCATACTTTAATAGGTCTAAAGACCTAATATCTTCAGAAATTTCTTTTCGTTTCACTCAAAGAAGATTTCCTCGATATTTATTTCTTCCATATAATTATATATCAATATTATAAAACCATTATATTTTAATTACTTGTTCGGTTTGGAAGACACAATTGCCCATCCACTGGGCAACTGCAAATGAAACTTGTTCTTGCTCATCAGATTCTATGTCTAAGTTAGCCACTAGCAATGGCGAGGTCGGTTGACGATTCCCTCATAACTTAGTATTGCGTCTTTCGACTCAACGGCACCTCAATTAGTCTACATAGAATAAAAATCTAATCGAAGTTGGTAGTGCTTTAAAACCTACCAGCGGTTTGTACATTTCTGTACGGTAAATACTAGTCATTCAATTACCTTTAGAGTAACGAATGTTAAAATACGAAATATCTCTTTGTGGTTAACGAGAAGCAGTGTCGGATTTCACCCAACTTATCCGAACGTATGTATAATATACGCCCTCAATCCCGAGTCGGCAACCCGACTAACAGTTCCACTATGTATTGCCTTATTAGAATCATTATTAGCCTTAATATCTTTAGATTTTGTATCAGATTTGGGAATTTTTATTAGAATTATATCGATTTGTATTAGTTATGTTGAACATACTAACATAGTGGAAAAGGGATGTCAACCTTTTTTGTAACTTTTTTTGTATTTTTTATAAAATAGGTGTTCCAGCCTTCTTACTCAACTCAAAATTGTCTTTTATTATTTCGTTTAAGTGGTTTATATGATTAACAGGCATTTCGTGGAGTTCTGATATACTGACGCCACCTCTCATATACCAAGTCAATTTCAGCAAGGATTTGTGTAGACTATCAAGTGATTTCTTATAAGACTCTTGTTTGTCCTGAATTTCTTTGCCGCTGGCAGTCTTCAACCAGCCTAGGAAAAATTTACAGGGTTTAACTCAAAGTTTACTTTATCTGCCTCGTTACATTCTTCACAAACAAATTCAAAGACACTCAAGTCTGTTGTTTTTATATCGAGTGAGTCTATTTTGTTTTTTACGTCTTTAACAACCGAAGTGGGAACATTATCTATGAATTCTACAATATGTTCATACTCATATACATCACCTTCTGGTGTTTCTATCTTATGGATAGAATTGATAAGCAAATCTACATTCTGTTTTGATACTTTTCTAAAACTGATTGCAAATTGTTTTGCCATTTCTAACTCTGCATTGTTTTCACCTGTATTACTTTCCGCAGTTTTTTGAATACTATTCAATATTCTAGCCTGTTCAACATCAATTAGTGCTAATCTAGTAACACTTTCAAGTTTTGGCGGCTGTATATGAATTTTTAAATCTCCCCATTCTACTGGTTCTAATTTCTTTACTTCTGGAAACTTATCAAGTATCTGGTTTATGTCGATATTATATTCAGCCTGTGCTTTACAGTGGGAACACGTGTGTAGATGTGATATATCCTTGCCATATGTTGCAAGTTTTATTGCTAAAAATAGCAATTCTGCGTCTACGTTGCATAATTCTCTAGGTTCTGGAATAGATGGCACACAACTTTTGATTAGTTCTACAATCGCTTCACCATTAAGAAGTGCATCGGGATTTGTCATTGATATCTCATCAATTGCAGTCATTGGCAAAATGCCAATCTCATCCAATACAGTTTTTTCTATTTCTGGATTAAATGCTCCGGATGTCGGAATTTGTACATATAGTTCTGGTTTACGAAAATATCCTGCTAGGGGATTTGGTTTGTCGCTCATTTTATTTCCTTTGATAAATACAGTATAAGTTAATTAATTAGATAAATTAAATACGAACTAAATTATCTAATTAATATTTATCTTTAATAATAACTACGAAGTTTTTGATAATAGAGAGTAGACATGGCAGAAGAACAAGACGTACATATTTCCAGTATTAGTGGCACTATTGCCGCGTGGAGCAGTGAAGCAACTGCGAAAAAGATGGAGGGCGTGTTAACCAAAATAGCAGGCCAAAATGCCTCTATAATGCAGTTATTAAATGCTACTAAAAATGGAACACAACTTTCAACAAAAGAATTGGCAAAGATTAGTGCTGATATAAGAAAGCAGGACTCTACTACCAGAAAGAGTGAACAGGTAAACAAGTCAGCCAGAACAAGAACTCAACAACAAGAACAGAAACAAACAGGAATATTATCTAATATTCCAATTGGATTAAGAGATGTTGTTGCTGAATTAAAAGCAAACGAGAGAGCAGAAAAGAAAAGAGCCAATACTTTAAAAGACTTGATGGCTAGAGGTATGGAGAGAGGGCAAGCAGAGAAAGTTGTAAACAGAGGCGAGGCACTTGAAAAGTACAGAGATGCGATGAAAACTGCTGGCAAAGTAGGCGTTGCCGCCGTTGTTGGGGCTGCTGGAGTCCAAGAAGCCCAAAAAATTGCTTTCAGTGAAAGATTTGACATGGTCCGAGAGATGAGACAGTCGGGTTTGTTACATGGCTTTGAAGTTGCTGGAAAGGGTTTTATCGATATCAGTAGAACTATTAGTAACACTAATTTTACTTTTGGTGAAGCCTCAGATTTTGTTTCTAAGTTTTCTAAAGTAGTTGGAATTAATGGTGTAAAAGGCACATTAGATTTTGTTCACGCTCTAGCCTCGCCAGATGACCAAGATGGAATGATGCAGAGAATGGGTATGGAGTTTAGCCAAGTAACAAACATGGCAGGGCAATACCTAGAATCATTGCGAATTGCAGGTCAACTCCAAAATATGTCTGACGGGCAAATGAGACGAGGCATGGATAGTTTCATGTCGAATGTTGAAATGACCGCAAATGTATTAAAGATATCAATCGAAGAAGCCGCGGCAATGATGTCGGGAGGAATATCTAATGCAGATACTGGCCTATTGAGTACAATGCCGACAGAACGAAGAGATATGATAATGGGAGCAGTTCAGAGTATGACCGCTCAAGGCATGGGACCATTAGCAGAATTGTTGAAATCAAGGCTAACAGCAGGGTCAGAACAAGCATTTGTTTTATCAGCACAGTTTAATGAAATGTCAAATACTGCATTAGGAAGACAGTTATTAGAGTTTACTAATCAGTTAGCACCAATACTTGAAAATCAAGGAGATGGTGCGTTTCAAACTGCATTAGCAGAAACAATGGGACCTTTTGCAGAAAATTTCTTATCACAAGCATCAACTGGCGGGCAAAGAGCATTGATGATTGGTGATGAACAGTATGCGGCAATGATTGGTGAGTTTATAAAAGCGGCACAAACTTACCAAGATGCAGGTAAAGGAATTCAAGGACCACAAGAAGAAGATATAACAGAACTATTGAATCGTGAACAGCAACGCCGAGCGGCAGTGTTGGCAGAAGATGCAATGAACGAATTGTTGCCCGCTTTTGTAGAAAACTTGAAGGAGTTGACAAAAGTAAATAGAGAATTTGCTGAACAGGCAAACGAAACATTAAAAGGATACGCTGGCGTTGTTGGAACTGTGGCAGACTTTGGGACTTTCGTTGACAAAATTAGGACAGAAATTTCAACAATGGTATTAGATGCAATCGACGATTCTGAGCAGTATAGACCTGTTCGCCAACTTGAAATGTCTCCGACAGAGCGAAAGAGATTAAATGTGGATGAGGACTCAACAAAAGAAGAGGTGACTGAGGCATTAGCGATTCAACGTCTATCTGTTCAAACAGTTTTGGATGAAGTTAATGCATTTGCACAGAAAATTGAAGATGGTGAATTTGCAACCTTGAATACGGACGCCATAGTCGCCTTAATAGAGGATAGAAACAAACAAAATAAAACACTTCGTTCTACTTACTTTGACTCAGTAGACCCCGAAACCGAAAGTCTTAGAGGCGAATTGATGATACAGATGCAGGAGAATTCTGCGGCACTTGCCAATTTGATAAGAGAACTGAACAAATAAAGGTAAACGGTTGACAATGTATACAAAATATGTTAATATAGATAAAATTAGGATTAAATTATGACTTGGAAAAAGTACTTTAAAACATATGATGGTGTTCCACGCCCATCTGCGGAATCTGGACCCGCTACAAATAATGCGTCTAGTTCAAAATATAGCAGTTGGTTACCTGAAGTCTATATGGGACAACCCAATAGAGTACAGCGTTATGGACAATATGACCAAATGGATATGGATTCTGAAGTCAATGCGGCATTAGACACGATTGCAGAGTTCTCTACATTGTTTAGTGAAACTACTAAACTACCGTTTAACATTCAATACAATGATGACCCATCGTTTACTGAAAACGAAATTCTTCAAAAGTCATTACGTCAATGGTGTTCAATGAACAAAATGAACCAACGCATTTTTAGAATTTTTAGAAATACAGTTAAATATGGTGACCAGTTATTCGTAAGAGACCCAGAAACATATAAACTATATTGGGTAAACCCATCAAAGGTTGAAAAAGTTGTCGTAAACGAAGGTAAAGGCAAAAAGATTGAAGCATATTACATTAAAGATTTAGATATCAATAT